TGTTCCAACAGCACCTGTACCTTGTACAGAGATACTGCCAGCGCCCCAAGGCGAAATGCCCCACCCCTGACTGCCCCAGCCATCAAGGGGGACTACAACAGGGATTCCTCCCCAACCGTTATAGCCCCAAGGACGTTCGCCCCATCCGCTCACTTATATCTGCTTACGCAATACGGATAATTGCAGTAGCGGCAGCAGCAACAGGAAACTGAATCGTGAAGTCGCCAGAGCTAACTTGTTGATCGCCACTGAAGCTTAAGACCGCGCAAGCTGCGCCAGAAGCTGTAGAGTTATAAATCAATGCACCGCTGGTTGTGAACGTAGCAGATGACCATGTGGTATCCGCAAAATCACAAATAGCCGTTGTGCCGTCAGCTACAGGCGTAACAGACACTAGCGTATTACCAGTCTGCGTATAACCCGTTGCGGTGGGCAGTTGATCTGCACCCATATTGGAGTAGTTAGTCGTAGCCGCGCCAAACGTGCCAGAGCCAGAAGCCGTGGATACAAACAAGGCAATCTTGAATGTGTCGCCGGTGCTTGCCGTAAAGTCGTGTACAGCTTTAAGGATTTCTACCTTGAAGCTGGTGGGCATTGCCGTAGTGATAGTAATAGCCATGTTATATCTCCAAGAGAGTTACAAGTTCAGAATGCCCCGCTTCGCGGAGTTTGTTAGCCAGAGTCGTGTTATTAGACTCAATTGCGCGTTTCATGTAGAACACCAACACACCACGGATGTGTTCACGGAAGGCTTGAGCCTGATCGCGAATGGCCGGATGGGACTGATCTCCAACATAAATGATTTTATTCAGGGCCTGCTCTGCAAGCTCTTCGGGATTGAACCCACGATGGCTTACAGTGTGAACCATCACATCGCCAATAGTACCTGATGATGTTGCTGAAAACATTAGTTTGATGACCTTATTAAAGCTGCCGTCGCTGTATTAGCAGGCATCGTAATTGTGAAATTGGCAGAGGTTTTGTCAGACCCAAAGTCTAACACTGCAATAGATTTATTACCCTGCGTGACGTTGTAGATCAACGCACAACGAGCAGTTACCGATGCGTTAAACACCACATCAGAAAAGTCTACAAAAGCCGTATACCCAGAAGAACTAATGGTTACGCCCGTAAGCGTTACACCGCCTGCAACGTATCCTGTGCCCGTAACCTCGCCCACTGTCGTGTAAACGGTGGTAGCTTCGTTTAAATCAGCAGCAGCCGTGTACAAGGCAATCTTTAGCGTGTTGGTGGCTAAGTTGTGAACGCCTGTATATAGCTCTGTTTTAAAGCTGGTCGTTTGAGTCTGAAGAATGTTGCTCATGAAACAGCCACTCTAACTTGACCATCACGATAAGCATCAGCACGTTGTTTACCATCACCCAAGTTTTTGAGGAGTGCAATAGCTTGGACATAGCGGTCTTGCGCTAGTTTCATCATATCGGCTTCTTGACGCATATAAACAAACGCTTCGCAGATCGTGCCATACAGCAATGCAGAATCAAAGTTATCACCTAGCCATGTAGTTGTAGCAGTGACAATAGATTCTGGATAGTAGTAATAATGCAGTTCAGCCTTGTATGCGGAACTTGGCGTAGGGCCAACAATAAATGTTAATTCATTTACATCTGAAGACTGAGGGCCAAAGATGGCGTAATGTTTAGGCTCAGATGTAAGGGCTGTTAAAGGATATGCTTCACGGATGAAGTTCACATCTTTATTAAGCAAATACAAGTAGTCGCCTTGAAAAGTCACCGTGGCGTTAACCGTGCCAGTATTTAGCTCAGTTAATGTGATTGTTGTTCCTGAGATGCTACGAACTAAAGCATTGGTTCCAATGTTAGTACCAGTAACTTGCTGACCCCTAGCAATACCCGTGGTGCTTGCTACAACAATTGTTCTCTGACCAGATACGCCAGTTGCAGTTGTGGTGTTGTAAGGGTACAACGCAATACTGTATGTAGACAAAAAATCTGTGGGGCACGAAAGGTACTTATTGCCGGTAGTCAAAGTGCCTGTCACATTCTTTCGCAAGTTAGCAATCTGCACCGTGTTATAGATGCGTTGCTCCGCCTGACGGATAAATGTATCCATGTCAGTGGTTGGGAAAGTGTTTTCGCAGTAGTCACTTACTGCGGTAACAAGCTGGCTATAGTTCATGCCATCGGGCCTCGTGACATAACACCTTTAGTAGCCGCACCTGCGCCCCGCATCTTGATACCAGTTGTTTTAGTTGCTGGTTGTGGACGACGATTAATGTTACCTACAGACATATTGACTGTATTGGCATCACTGTGGTCAGGGCCAGAGCCGGGGTTGTCAGTAGCTTTAACAACTTTGCCAGTCATTGTGTGTGGCGTGGCATAGACCTTGGCATCGCCAACTTCTTTACCCATTAATTTTTTGCTAAATGTAGCCATGATTAACCTCGTTTCTGTGCGGCAATCTTTGCCAAGTTACGACCCATAGTCTTCATGTCAGAGTTAGTTTTACCCTTACCCTTACCTGTTCCGCCCTTCATTTCTTTCTGGGAGGGGCCACTTGTAGGAAAGACTTGAACATCAGTCTTACCCTTTTTAGCAATTCCGTCTGCTGATTTTGTATATGCCATTTTAAGCTCCTTAAGATACCGTTACTGTACCAACAAATGTCGTTGCCACCAAGTAGTTTGGTGTCAATCCTGCATCATTTAAACTAGCCCCGCCTACAGGTGCCCAGCCCCATTGAATGTTCCGCGAACCACCTGATAAATTACCAGAAGCATTAACGCCTGAAGTAACATACGTTGTGTCTTTACGTGGGTTACGCAAAGCTTGTGGATCATCTACAGGAAATGTTCCTAACATTAACTGTGGCTGATCGGGATCCCAGCATTCTGGACATACCAACAACTGATATTTACGCTGCTTAATTATCTCAGTCTTAAGCGCCTTCAATTGATACTGTTGCCCACAGCGATCACATTCAGCAATCGCTATCTTGCCGGATGCAAACCTATTTCCCATTACGTGCTACCAATAAACATCTGACGAGGAACAAACCTAATCGCTGCTTTCTCGCGGTCTTCACCTGCGGCAATTTCAAAGGTTTCATCGTAAATCTGTTTAAGCATCTGAATACGAGGCATTAATTCAGGTACTTTAATAGCAATGTGGTACGCCAAACCAGCTACCAAGCAGGGCAGAAAGCGGAAGTTCATGTCAGCAGTTTCTACACCAGCGCCAGCGTCCTGAACTCTACGCAGTCTCCAATAAACAAACTGGTATGTAGTGCTGTTATCGGGCGTTGGCCAGACAGTTACAGCGGGTAACTGAGGCACAAACACGGCAGTGCCATCTGCCTGAGAAGCGGCTGTCGTATTGTTCTGACCACGGTACACGCCACCAAGGGTATTCCCTGATACATAGGTGTAGTAAATATCTTCTGTACCTAGACGGATAAAGCCTGATCCAGCTAATCCAACTACCGTGCTAAGCGTAATTGTCGTAGCCGTGGAAGTTATTGCACCATCAAGCACGGCGTTTGTAGGATTTGTCTCACCAGACAATCTTTGAATCCATACTTGGATTGGTCTTGCTTGACTAAGTTTATTTGGAATAGTCGCATAGGTAGAAACACTAATACGAGTAATAGTCAAGTCAGCTTGAGTAGAAGATGTATTAGATCCAGTTCTAATCACATGCTCAAGCAAATCAATAGTGTCTGTAGGTAGAGCATAAGTGGCTAAGCCGGGAGTCAAGTTAATGATACCCTGCTCCATAGTCCACATGTTAATACCTTTACTCTGCCACTCTATGGTCATCAAGTTCATTGATCGACGAGCAGTTTTAAGATCGTAACCAGTACGCATTTCACGGCCAGCCCTCTCCCAAGCTTCCTCGGCTATCTCCGTGAAGTCCATGTTAAATAGGGTAGAGCCAGTAGTGGTCATGTGAATCCTAGAAATCTTTTATCATTTCTGCGCTGTCTTTGCAGACTCAATAAAAGCCTGTGCCGTAGGCGCACCTTTAGAACCGGGCTTACGCATTTTCTCTTTGGAGCCAGCGGCTATACGTTTTTTCTTGGCGTTAATGTTGGCATACAAACCAACAGGCCCACCTTCAGCATACTGCGTAAAGTCGGTATTGTCCTTACGTGCTTTCTTTGCACCCTTGGGCATTTTGCTTGGAAGAATGGCTCCCATTCCACGGCTAGACATCATTTTTTACCTGCCACTTTCTTTGCTGCTGAATCCACTGTCTCACCTTGATTTACAAGATTAACAATTTTATTGAGTACTGCTTCATTCAAGTCATCCAAGCCGTAGCGTTTGGCTGCCATTACAAACTCATCACCATCAATAAAAGCAGCAGGAAGTTTCCCGCCACTAGCATAACTTGATTTCTTCATGCCACTTGGCATTTTAGATTTTGCAATAGCGCCCATACCACGGCTTGACATCATAATTTAGCAGGCGTAACCGCCGCCTTTCATGGTAATCATGGTGCCTTTAGTCTTGCCTTTAGTGATGCAACCGTCAGCACGTTTAGATGCAGAAGAAACTTTACCGCCAGAAGCCATCTCGCGAGGCGAAGGAGGCATACGCTTTTCTTTAGTAAAAATACGAGCGTCTTTCTTATCTTCATACGCCTGAAGTTCTTTAGCTGTAGGGCCACCTTGCTTGCCACGGCCAGCGCCAGCTTTAGGATTTAAAAACTCAGATAATTTTTCGTCTGCCGCCATGAAGCGCATGGCTTTTTGGTCAGGCACATCGCTAAAACGCATTTCAGCTTCCGAATTAGTTGCGCCTTTAATATCAAACTTATCATCTGCCACCTTGCCAACACCAGCCGTATAAGCATAAGTTGGTTTGTCGTATTTGTTAGTTGCCATGATAGTTCCTTAGCACTTTCCGCCACGCTTCATGGCAATCATTGTTCCCTTGGTTTTGCCTTTAGTAGCAATACCATCAGGAGTTTTACCAGTTTTAACAGCACCCATTTTAGATGGAGCCATACCGCCAGAAGCCAACTTAGTCATAGCTGAACCTTTGTGCAAACGGCCTTCGTGTTTGTTAACGGCCTTTTGCATCATCTTCTTGTCCATCTTGACATCTTCATGCTTCATGCCGCCTTTGGCCATGCCACCTTTAGCCATCTTGCCAACGCCATCAGCAGCAAAAGACGGAACTTTTTTTCCATCTTTCATAACCATTGGCATACCGCCGTCTGCATATCCACCCATGTTCATCTTTTTCATATCGCCACCTTTAGAAAATTTCTTGCCTTTATCGGCAGTTACAAAGTCTTTACCCACTGATGTAGGCACTCCGGCTTTCTTAGCAAACGATGGCGAATTAGCTATCGCGGCCATGAAATTGTGTTGCTTCTTACTTGTGCTCGGCATCATTTCCCCGCTTGAATAAGCTGGTCAATTTTTGCTTCAAGCTTGTTAAAGCGTTGGTCAATGTGGTTCGTAATGCGATCCACTTCTGCTTGAGTAACATTATCACGGGCAACCTCCTCGCGTGTTTTGTTCAACAGGATCGTGACACGAGCCAGTTCCCTGAACTTTTCATTCATCATATAGCCTAACAATCCAATCACTAAAGTTAGGATTGCTGACCATGCGGTGTTTAGATCTAGCACATCCGACCTTTTGTTTTGCCACGCTGGGCTATACCATCGGCACGGCGTGAAGCAGATGATGCTTTAACTTTACCGCCTTTTTTGTAAGTATCGCCAGCGGCATTTTGTTTATTTGCTTCGGCATATTGTGAGCCAACATCAAACCCGGTTTGTCCAGAAGCATTGTTAACGGCTTTACGCCCAACATCTTCACCAACGCCTATAATTTTTGAAAGTTCTTTTTGTTTAGCAATACGTTCTAATTCTTTAGGAGATGGTTCTGGAAATGGATTACGTCCAAATGGGGTTTTACTCCAATCTTTGGTACGATATTCCTCCACCAATCGCCTATCTTTATCTATCGCCTCTACGTTAGAACCTATCTTTGGAGTATCAAACTTTCGTGATTGAGCTTTTTTATTTATTGCGTTTTTTACTACAGAGGCGGCGGCTCTACCGGGGCCAATAAGTAACCCCTCTAACGTAGTGTCTCGTTCAATGGCTTGTTCTTCAGGCGTAGGTAACTGACGATTGCCTTTAGCATCGTATTTTTCGAGTACGCTTCTAAATTTTTCAGCCATATTTACCCCTTAACAATTCCAAGCTCTAAGAGCTTTATTGATCCGTGAATCTGGATCGTTGGCTGTCTTGGCAGAGGTTAGCTTCTTCTTCATGCCACTCATCCTTGCACAAAAAGAGTCGCGCCGTGAGCCTCCTTCCGGCTGGGGAGGTTTCAAGTTCATACCTTGCGCTTTCGCGGAGGCTCGTCCCTTGGCGTTTAAACCGCCCTTCTCGGACTTGCCTTCTTTCCTCTGCCATGCTGGACTCTTAGCCATAATAGACCTGCGTCCCGTCAATACCGCTCATATAAGCATAAATTCCATTTACTGCTAATACGCCTTCGCCGGGAATAAGGGGGGCGTTTTGGAACTCGTCTGATGCGTGGGTTTCATACGTCATTAACCAACGATTTGCGCCACTTACATACAAAGCCGCAGTAGAAGTTATGTCTCCGGTGTTGATATCAATCAACGTAAACGTGTCAGCGCCTGTCCTAGTAATTGTGTAATTACCGTCTGTAGCTGAATTGCCTGAATTGGAATTAAAGTGAATACCAACAACGTTTCCAGTTGACAATCCGTGAGCAGTTTTAGTAACCGTTACAGTTGTACCAACACGGGCGTAAGTTACGCTTGAAGTTACTGGGGCTGTGGTTGTATCAAACAAAACCAAAGTTCCGCTGCCACCGTAAAAAGAAACACCTTTTACACGGTTGCGCCCAAGCACAAAAAAACCGCTTTGGTTTAAATGCCCT